CTCCTCCACCCTACCACGTCCGTAGACTTCTCCATCTACGTGGTTGAAGCGTAGCACAAGCCAGGGGTTAGCGTCAAGTGGTGCCTTGCCCATAGACTTGGGCAGCACTTTGTCGTACACCTCTTGGTGCCAGATCCATCTGTTGTTATCCAAGGTGACGTGTGTATAAATATCACATTCATCATCTTGACCTGATGAATCATCGGATACATTATTAGGTTGTTCTTCCTTGTAATCCGGGTAAAATTTTTTCAGTAATTTTTTCGAGATTGTTTCTTTTGTTACGATTTCAATAACATTACCGTTACCATCTCTATCAATCACATAGCGGTTAAGAGGATAGAGCTTAAGCCCATCCTTACCCATGAAGATAAGAGCATTGCCAGCAACAACAAGATGCTTAAGTGCTTGGTGAACGACAACACGATCAGTAGAAGCCGCGATGGATTCCATGATGGTGCGTTCAACTTTAGCAAACGACAAGTCAAGTTCTGATCTAATCTCTGGACCCAACTCTTGTGGAAGGTTGATGTCGTTAACCTGGAGTTTAAAGAAGCTGGTTTGTGGAGGTAGCAATGCAAGCATAAGTTTACTTGCAAGCGTCACCACACCTTTGGCTCCTGTTGATTGCCAGGGTGTCGGAAGCTTAAGAGCACCTTTAGTAAAGTGCTCATCTTCACGGATGAGATAAGGTAGAGTTAGATCTGCTGCTTGTCTAGCACTGTTTAGAAACTGTGAACGGTCTGAAGACAATCTGTCATAACGAGATTTAGCAGTCATTAGAGATTGTTAAAGTTGTGAACTAATAGCCAAACTTAGATAAGGACTGGAACCTCCAAACTGCATCTTACGACGTTTGAATGGTTGTGTCCCACCAGTTGTAGGCGCCTGGCTTGCAGGTTGGAGTTGTAGATTAGGTGCTTGACCCGCTCGCATTTGATTAGCGGATCGTGCAGCAGCAGATTGAGCTGCTATTTCTTCTCGCTTTACACGTGCTGCTTCATCGGCTGCACGTTGAGCTTCAAACGCTTTCATGCGTTCATCCGCTTGCTGAAGAATTTTCAGAGTGTCAGCACGGTACTGTTTAGATTCGTCACTGATAGCAGGGGGTGCAGGAGCAGGTGCAGGAGCAGGTTTAGGAGGCGGTGGTGGTGCCGGCGTTGGAGCCGCTGGTGCATCATCCCTCCACGTGTAGATATTTTTTGCGGGTCCACCGAATCTACCCTGTTTACCTGGATCATACCCAGTTTTGTAGTAACCACCAGAGCTACCATCACCCCTAGGTCCACCAATAAATAGATCAGACATTCTCCCGACAAACTTGCTTGCCTTTGATTGAGAAGACCCTGACCAAATTGGACTTGCATTAGAATAACTAGGCATTATTCTTCCTCCATATAATTAATGACCCACTCAACGACACTACGTTGACCGGATCGGTACATAATTTTTTGCATTGTATCGTCAGGTGTAGGATTGGTGGGTGGAAAAGTTTCTTCTAGCTTGGCGAGCATAGCATTGGCTGTCATGCCACGTACATCAAGAAGATTTAGATCAGGCATACTGTGGAAGGTTTACGTTACTGTGCTCAAAGAAAGCAGGCATTCTGGCAGATTTAGTTGCAGAAAGTTCAGGGGCTTTACCCTCATACATCAAACGGTCACTAGAATCCAGCCAAAATTTTTTGTCCAAATATCTGTCCTGAGTATTTACACCTAGTGGTTGCATTACCCAGTTAATAGTTGCTTTTCTTAGTTTATCCAGCGACGGTGAGATCTCAAGCCCCATTTCTTTGCATACCAAAGAGTTCGTCGCCACGTGGATCTGTTCGTCTCGGCTGATGTCGGCACTGACTGTACGCATTCCAGCGTCACCGTTAAAGCGAAAGAAGGGTAGAAGAACAAAGAAAATCGCACGTTCGGCAACCATCGCTTTGGTAATCGTGTGATCAGGATGCGCAATCCACGCTTTTTGTAGCGCCAACGCTTCTTTCTCAGCTTGTTCATCCACTCCGTAAGCATTGGCAATGTAACCCAGAGCGATGTCATGGTTCTCTTCGTCTTTGACGTTTGACTGAAGTAGATCCCGCGCTGAAAGTGGAACATTTTTTTCAAGTGCATTACTAATAAAATCTCCCACAGGCAGTTCCATATGTCGCAATGCAAGTGCACGGAGGATCGCAGCTTCCGAGCCTTCTTTGCAGATACCGGCACTTGTCTGTACCGGTGTCCACTTGCGCTTCCGCGCCATTAGTTTTTCGTAAGGATTCATTCTTGACAATCACATGTAAGTTCATCAGATCCTTCAAAAAGTGTTGCTAGGTAATCCTCTACTTCTGCTTCATCAAGAGCAGCATATGCATCAGATTTATCCTGTACATCACCCATCACTTGAAGGGAATAGTAAAGGGAGGTCTGCGGAGATGCTAACCACTCTTCGATAAAGGCTTCGTCATAAGTGACGACATCACTCCAACTGTTGAAGCTATACCCGTGAAGAAGTCCCGTACGGTTAAGAAGTGTCATGATGCCATCGGCAACACGCTTGTAAGCTTCCCAGCCTACTTCACTGGCGATCTCTACGTCACCATAGTTGTATGTTTGTACTCCGAAAGTACCGCTGTCGCGATCGACTGTCTTCGAGATAGGTGGAGCGATTTCTGGTGTGCAAGTATAGCCATCCAGATCTGTGCTTCGATAACTGCAGGAGGCAGTGGGCGCGATAGCAAAGGCTCGAACCATATTATTGTGGCGAGCGACGGAAGCGGCAGATTCAACACCAGAGGCAATTTGAGTGACAATTTCATAGGCTGCTGAGTGTACCACTTCTCCTGAATTGTATTGTTCCAGAGCACGTCCAAACTGCTCATAAGTTACTCCGTACCGCCGTAGGAGGTTTGCGAGACCAAGCATTCCGAGTCCCACCTGTCGATCAGTTTCAGACGGGAGGTATTCTCCAGAATCTCCGACACCTGTTCTACCATGAAGCTCGCACAGCTCGGACATACCTTGAGTAAATGCTCGTGGAATGTCGTCGAACTCACAGGCTCCAAGATTGACATGCTGTAGGAGGCATGTTCCACGTGAGGGCAGATATACTTCGAGACAGACGTTACCTCGGATTCGTTTTCCTTCATTGTCATACTTTACTTTGTTGAGCCAGATGTCGCCGGATTTAATTCCGTAAAGGAGTTGGTCTTTGAAGTCACAAGCTTCCCACCACTCTTGGGTGATGTTGACACATCGTTTAACCCATGGGAGTTCATTCCTAGGAGTGCGAATAAAATTGAGACAGTCAGGATGGTTGAGGTCGAGATGACAAACCACTGCGCCATTTTTGTAGACCCCACCTCTACGAAGGATTTCATTTAGAGTGCTGTAGATTTTTGCAAAGGATACCGGACCACTAGCAGTCACGCCAGAGGGCCTCTCGTGCCCCTGTGGGTCGAGTTTAGAAAGGTGTACGGCACAGCCTGCCCCATAGCGTAGAGCGTGGCTCACGAAGCGCCAGGAGGCTTCTAGACCGTTTGGTCCTTCCATTTCATTTTCAACTACAAACACTGTGCAGCTAACTGGAAGGCGTGAGGTTGGGTCGTCAATCCAAGATTGGACACGACCAGTGCGAGAAATTAGATTGGTGGTCACTGTTATTAACGATAGTTTTGGTAAGAACGTGGATGGACTCCATCATCGGAGTCATAACCTCCCATAAAGGTGAACCCATATTTTTCAGCTAACGCTTTTAGTTTTGCGTTGTATACTGAATGTATGCCACCTAGTGGTCCGCCTGCAAGGCGTACATTTTTAACATTTGCTTGCCTGAGGAATTGAAGTTGAGCTTCAACGCTTGCTAAATCGCCTGAATTAAGGACACCAGACGACAACACAACATTAGCGCCACGATAATAGTTTGGTCCTTTTCTCCGCATGTAGGCAAGCTGTTGTGCGCTGCTCCGACTCCACTGGGCTTCACTTTCTGGAGTTCCTTTTGCACCACCGTAACCAATACCAGTAGCCACGCTGTCACCAGTAACGATAGTTCTAGCAGGAGCTGCTGGTTGTGGTTGTGGTTGGAAAGGTTGTATCGAAAGTCGCTGTGGTTGTGTTTGTTGTGGCGGTTGTTGTTGTATTGTAGGCATCCTAGTTGGTTGAGGCTGCGGCTGTGGCTGAGGCTGTGGCTGAGGCTGTGGTTGAGGCTGTGGTTGAGGCTGTGGTTGAGGCTGTGGTTGAGGTTGAGGCTGTGGTTGTGGTGCAGCCTGCACTGGAGCCTGTGGTTGAGATTGAACTTGTGTTTGTTTTGGTCTCTTGTCGTACCTCGGATCATACCCACCACGAGCATCTATGTCTCGATCCCGTATGTCCTTAATTCTTAGTTTGTTCATAAAAGATCAGTAAAATCAGGAGGTTTATAGTTTGGTCCCTTCAATACTTTACCGTCAGCACGAAGTATTGGCTGACCGTTTTCGTCAAGCTTAGACATATTTGATTTGTGAACCCTGTACATTACTTCATCAAGATCCCAGCCTTCATTGGCTGCAAACTGGTAGCATACATAAACAAGATCAGCTAGTTCTTTAAGAACGTGGTCTTGTGGTTCGTGGTGGTAGGCTTCATGAAACTCTGACCATTCTTCATCGATCAAAGATTTCTGTTTCGCTCGATGAACATCCCCATTCGGGACGCTGAAGGCGGAGCGGAACTCGTTTGCTTGTTGAAGTAAGGTGGGATAGCTCATTTTCAAGATAGTGGATTGCTTTTTTTAAATCTTCTTCCGCACTATCTTTGTATCCAGCGCGGCAAATGTATTTAATTGCACAACCAAGGTGGTAGTTTAGCTCTTGATCTCTTATGAAATCCCAAACTTCGATTGATCCTCGGGTGTAATAGGTAGGGGAGTCGGCCAATTTTTAACTAGGTTGGATAGGTTATTTGAAAGACAGAAGTTCTGTCGTTGTAATGCAAGGAAGATAGTAATGATGTCCTCCTTTCTTGTTTCAGGTTTCTCAAGTGCGTCTTTAATTTGACGCATCTTTAGATCCTGTTCAATTGTCAACTCGGTAATCACTGGTGGGGGTCCAGAGAATTGGTTGCCTGTTAATGAAGTCATAGTCAGAGCATTGAAGAATCTTTGCAAGTCTTGCGTTTTCGAGCGCGACTTCCTCCGAAAGATCTTTGTCAGCAAATGCTTCAACGACAGCCTTCCAAGAATACCCTTCCTCTTCGAATAGGGCGATTGCACGCTTAATACCAATACCGGGACATCCGGCGTAACCATCTGTTTGATCTCCTGCTAGTGTTTGAACAAGGTGCCAACGCTTCCCTTCATGCTCTTCCACATTCATCATTTCTGACATGTCGAATAACTTACCAGGAATCTGGCGCATGTCCTTGTCAGGTGAGCATAGGATGTTGCCAGGGTTAGTTGTGGAGTAGATACCAAGGGCATCATCAGCCTCAAG